CGGCCCCTTCGGGCCGTCTGCGAGTTTTGCGACTCGTGGAATTATCCACCCGCTCTAAACTTTCGTGAAGTAGACCATGTCTTTAGCCCGAACACGAGCTCGTACACTCTATCCGTCATATGGTACTCAAACCTTATACGGATCATTGTATACGTCAACTCGTGAAAACGGTTTCGAGACCGTTACTGACATCGTAGGAAACCGCGATGGAGATAACGGATTCGACCTCACCCGTACCACAATTGAGGGCGGTCTCCTTAATGGAGAACGTTCCAATCCGTGGGAAGGAGTGTGGGCCTCATGGACCGATTGGCCCTATGAGAACCGTATCGTTGGCTATGGCCCTCTAGGCTTCAACTCCAATGAAAGTTCGGCAGCGCTTCGTGCGCTAACCCTAACTAACCCTGGAAGACATGAAGCCTTAGCCCCAGCATTCTTGCTGGAGCTGAGGGATTTGCCCAAGATGCTCCGATTTGCCGGCCGACTGCGTTCAGCAGTCAGTGATTCGTTTTCTATCTTTATGGGCGCTTTCAATATTTGGAAGCGAAATGATGGTATCCCTTTCACAAGGGGCCTCACTCCCAGTCAAGTTAGAAAACTTATCGGAAGTAAGCTCTTGCCTGAACAGCAAGGCGGACTCTCGGCAGCCCAGATCATTGCGGCAGCGAATCTCGCTGTTCAATTTGGTTGGGCTCCTATAATCAGAGATCTGCAGAAAGCCTGTGATTTCCAAGGTGCCGTTCAACGGCGCCGTAATGAAATCAACAGACTCTGCTCTGGGCGTGGTCTGAAGCGCAGGATCACTATCCAAGACGATGAGGATACTAACGTCGTTAAAGACGTGTGGTTTCACACCGTTGCTGGAGTAGTGACGACTGACATTACGATCAAACGGATCACCAAGCGGTGGGCTGTTTGTCGTTATCGGCCGACATTCCCTGTGTCTTCCCCTCCAACTGATCAACAACTGATGAATCAGATCTATGGACTATCTGTCCATGGAGTCTTATCATCAGCTTGGGAGGTTCTTCCGTGGTCTTGGATGATTGATTGGTTTACCAACTTTGGTGACCTAATCAAGTTGTCTAATAACGAGATTGCTACGACTTCAACGTCGTGCGTCATGTCATTAGCCTCAGTCAAGTTCACGAATCCTGGTGGTATTGCAATCTGGCCCGGTGACGGTTCTAAGTCATGGACCGGATGCATTTCCACTTCGGAGACGAAAGGTCGCTATCCATACCGTCCTGGTCTGGATGCGTTTAGTGTCAAGTTGCCCTTTCTGGGCAATAACCAACTGTCAATCCTTGGTAGCCTTGCGCTATTACGAGGTCGTTGATAGTACCTCGTTCACAAGGATCCACTACTCATGCTCGCTAACACTCTGACCCTCACCGTTTCCGGTGCGACTGGTTCTCCTTTCACGCTTACTCGCGTGAATCAGGATAATTATGGTTCCGAATACAAGTATTTGGATGCCATCCAGTCTATTCGGCTTCGCATCCGTCATTCGACGGATATCGTCAAGCCGAATCTCGCTGCTGGTATTGCTGCGGCTTCTTTCAACCGCCACAATGCCACCATTGAGCATACTATTTTTCAGACTCTTACTGAGGCTGAAAAGGTATGTACTGCTACCATCACTCTTCGTGATGGCAAGGGTTACGGCCCGTCAACTCTTCTTGCGTTCTGGGTGGGGTTCAATACCCTGTTCCTGGCGCAGGATGACGCGATCGTCGTTGGAGACAACTAGATGTACTTTTGGTGGGGAGTTCTACTCCTTGCCCTAGGTATCCTAGGCTGTCGCCTGTAGGATTTATCACCCTACGGAGCGTTAGTTAGTCATGAAATGCAATTAGCAAACAACCCATGAAAGGGGATGCTATGAAAAGTGCATTAGACGTAGTGGTGGGCCTGTTTGAGGCGATCTTTACAGATCTCTCAAAACTGCACCCATCCATCAGTCTAGAACTAAGTCGCGATATCTCGCGCTTGCGTAAAGCAAGCCTTAGTTCAGGGTTACCGTTATTTACGATAACCCTACCATCGTTCTCTAAGTACCTAGAAAGGTCCTTAGCCGATGGTTGTCTCATTACCCCCAGACCGCACTTCTTAAGTGCTAAGAGTAAGGGAGATCTTAGACCAAAGCTTTTCTATGGCTTATGGTGCATGATCTTTGAGACTGATGGAACGCTTCGGCATGACTGCGACAATTCCGCGGTGAAGTCCTTACGCCAGATCTTTCTGGCAGCTAAGAAACTTCGCATGGAATGTGAGGACCGATATGTCGATAAGACAATATCTGAATTCAGAGAGATTGAAAAGTCTCTCCCGCAGTCTTGGGACAACACTTGGGATGATGATCATCCTATTTGGTGTCGTCGTGATGGCCACCCCATTTGGGGCGCTATCTCTATGGATGTCGACCAAACAACTTTGTTTGACGACGCCCATACCATGCTTCAAACTAGCGACTCTTTTAATTGGCCAGGATTCCGCAACTTCGTTGCGCGAGTCTCTGCTCAATTGGGAGATATACACTCGTTTGAGGTAAAGCCTAAGCACGGACCTGGCGCTGTTGCCGATAAGAGCGATCATACGAAGTATGATGGCTTGCATTGGACGTGGCGCCTTGAGGCTGTATTCCCGTATGACTACTATGGTGCTCCTTCACCAGAGCACCTTGAGTATGTCAGGTACGTGGAATTTCCGTCACGGCTTTTAGCCGTGCCTAAGACACAATCGGGCCCGCGGCTTATTGCCGCGGAACCTACTTGCCATCAATGGATCCAAGGTGGTATCCAGCGATGGCTAGAAAATCGTGTCCGTCATACAATCCTTGCGGATTGTGTTGACTTTAGGAGTCAAGAGACCTCACGGGATCTTGCCTTACGGAGCTCGAGTAGTGATGAGTTTGCTACTGTCGACTTATCATCGGCTAGTGATCGACTCACCACGCGACTTGTTGAATACTGCTTTCAAGGAAACCGTAGTCTCCTTGATGCACTTCATGCATGTCGTACTCGGTGTGTGGAAGTATCTCCAAAGGAACTAATACTCCTGAGGAAATTTTCCACCCAAGGCAGTGCTTGTACCTTTCCGGTACAGACCCTAGTTTATACCATGCTCGCTATCTGGGCTTGCGCCGAGACAGAAGGTAGGTATGACTGGGATGCCTTAGTCGGCTTCGCCAAGAGGGTCCGCGTTTTCGGGGATGATATAATCCTCCCCGTCAACGCATATCCGGTGCTCACGTCCCTTTTAGGGACGTGTCTGCTTAAAGTTAATGAATCCAAATCATTCGCGCACGGTAAATTCCGTGAGAGCTGTGGAATGGATGCTTACGACGGTGTTGATGTAACACCTGCGTACTTTAGGCAGTTACCAGGCTCAGCCTCCACATCCTTGGAGTCCATCGTCGAGTGTTCCAATAACTTTCATTTGAAAGGTATGTGGAGCACCGCCGAGTTCATCCTAAAGACAGTACCTTATCAGGAGATTCGAAAAATCCTGATAAAGACAGTGGATAGTGGAGCCTTCGGCCTTGTCTCATTTTGTGGTATGAAGATATCTCACCTAAGAAAAAGGTGGAATACTAATATCCAACAAGATGAGGTTCAATGCTTAGTGCCTTCTACGAAGGTTACTAGACAGAGAGGCCGGGGACATGGTGACCTCATGCAGTATTTCAGCGAAGTACCTCCTCAAGAAATTGAAGAGGGTGCTAAGCGTAGTATACAGCATTTGATCCAACCGTCTAAGTATACGGCTGGTGACGTCGCCAGGGTCAGTGGACGCAAATCCCTGACCTGGGTTAACCCGTTCCTGTAAAGGAATAGGGTTAGAGGACTTACTCAATACGAGTAAAGCTCAAGAGGGGTACACATTGCTGTGCAC